GGGGAAAAGTCAGGTCATTCCAAATCAGTCATATCATCAGTATTTCAATGCAAGGGTCAAGACCCAGACATCACCAATTTCAAAACCAGTTACACTGAAAACCAAACCAGTGAAACCAAAAGCAAAACCAAAGAAGGTTGTTGAAAAGGTGAAGACAGATGAATTTGTCCCAGCAAAGACAAAAGCTGGAATCCAGAAGTGGATGGAAGAACGTGAACACACTGGTGTCAAAAAATATGTTGAACGTGAACCAAACAAACCAGCTTACAGGTTCAGGGGAACATACAAACTTAACAGGAAGACAGGTCTTTCCACAAATATTTCAAAATATAGTCTGGGGTCACTTGACCTGAAGGATGCACAAAAACTTCAGACCCTGATGAATGAAGCTGACAAGATTTGTGATCTGATGGATGTTCCCAGATTAAGGGGTGTTGTTGCACCAAGGTCAAAGGATTGCATGGCTGACATGGGTGATGGAATCATGGGGTTCAACAACAGGTCAGTGGGAAGTGGAAGTCTTAAATGGAAAAGACCAGAACAATCCCTTGAAGAATTCATCCAGAAGGAAGTCACCAAAAGAAGGGAAAGCTTTCAAGCTGGTGGAAGACCAACACTGGGAATGGACTATCTTGCAGAACACCCAGATGCATGGAACAAGTTCACTGACAACACCTTTTGGCATGAATTTGGCCATCACATCCATCAACAGCTGGGTGTTGACAATGTTGTGAAATATGCAAATCCAGAAATGGAACAGAAGATCAAAGTTGTTGTCAACAATGTCAAAGAAAAAATTCTGGTTTCGGAAAGAAAGTTGAACGACATCATTGAAAAAGAAAGAAAGCTTTTTGAACAGACACAAGATCAGGCACATCTTGATGTCATAAAAAATGCACAGCAAGCACATCAGGATGTCATCAAAAATTATTTCCCTTCATACTATTCAAACCACAACAGCAAGGAATGGTTTGCTGAAAACTTTGCACTGTTCATGAATGGAAGGGAAGACATGCTGTGTGAAGAATTCATCCAGCTTCTGAAGGATGAAAAAATTTATGGTGTTGTGAAGGGATTTGTGAAACCATAGTCCAGTCAGGGTCATTGACTTTCACTTTCTTTGACCCTAAGTTTCAACAAAAATAATTGAAAGGAAACAAAATGCAACTGAATCCTGACAGTGTTTGCATCAAGTGTGGACACTTCAAATCAAATGACATCAAAGGAACTTTCGCTTGCAAAGCATATCCAGAAGGGATTCCACAAGAACTTCTGGATGGAAAAGCAAAACATGACAGGGTCAGGAATGACCAGAAGAATGATGTTGTTTTCAAAGAATTTTCATTTTCTGAAGACTTCACACCCTGACCTGAAATAATTCAGGTTGTTTCTTATTTCCACAATTCCTTTTTTTGCACCAACAAAATGAACGGACACAACACAATGGTGCAAACAAGCACTTCAAAAATTTCCTTCACATGGGTTGATAACCTAAAACAAATCAAACGAAAGGACACCTGTCATGGATGCAATTAAAAAACTTCTGGGTGAAGACCTGTTCAGCAAGGTTGCTGAAAAACTTGGTGATTCAAAACTTGCTTTGATCAGCAAGGGAATGAAAGCACTGATTCACAAAGAAGACGAAGAACCTGTCATCACCAACAATGGTGAATGGATTCCCAAAGAAAAATTCAACAACAAACTGGATGAGATTAAACAGTTGAAGAAAGAACTGGGTGAAGTCCAGACAAAGCTGACTGATCTGTCAACAACAGCACAGGATGCAAAGACTTGGAAAGAAAAAGTTGAAGCACTGACAGCTGAACTGAACACCAACAAGACTGAAGCTGTGAAAAGGGAAACCAACATCACCAAAAAATTTGCACTGATGGAAGCACTTAGAACATCAGGTGCAAAATATCCAGAATTGCTTTCAGCAAAATTCAATCTGGATGAACTTGAACTTGATGGTGAGAAGATCAAAGGTTTTGAAGACAAACTGAAACCGCTGAAGGAATCCTTCAAGGATTTGTTTGGGGAAGTAAGCTTCAAAAGTGGAAAGGGTTCTGGAAATGGTGAACCAAACATTGATGTGAAGCTTCCTGATGGATTCATCACACATGAACAGTTCAGCAAGATGTCACAGAAAGAAAGGGTTGCAAACATTGACAAGATCAATGAAAGTTCTGTTCACTGGGAACAAAACAAAAATTAAAAATTAAAAAAAAGGAAATGACACATGTCAATTGCAAATTTTATTCCTGAACTGTGGTCAGCTAACATCCTAAGAACACTTGAAACAAAGCATGTCTTTGCTTCACTTGCTAACAGGGACTATGAAGGGACAATCAGACAAGCTGGTGACACAGTCAAAATCAACATGCTGGGTGACATCACCATTGCTGACTACACAAAGAACACAGACATTGCTGATCCTGAAGCACTGGATGGTGCACAGTCCACCCTTCTGATTGATCAGCAAAAATATTTCAACTTTCAGATTGATGACATTGACAAAAGACAACAGATTCCAAAACTCATGGGTGAAGCAACAAGCAAGGCTGGATATGCTTTGGCACAGGCAGTTGATGCTTTCTTTGCTGGGAAATCTGGTGAGTGTGGAATTGCAAGAAATTCTTCTGGAACACCTGTTGACCTGACTTCAGCAAATGTTGCTGAAGAACTTGCAGGTCTGGGAAGACAGATGTCTGATGCTGATGTTCCACTTGCTGGAAGGTTTGTGGTTGTCCAGCCATGGGTGGTTGAAAAGATGGTGCTTGCAGGTCTGACAACAAAGACTGACAATGCTGGTCTTTGGGTTGATGGTTTCATTGAAAGAATTCTGGGATTTGATGTCTTCATGTCAACAAACGTGGAAGACACTGGTGGTGCAGGTGCACAGACAGAAAACATTGCTGGGGTCAGGGGTCAGTCTTTCACTTTTGCTGAACAGATTGTGGAAACAGAAGCATATAGACCACAGAAAAGGTTTGCTGATGCTTTGAAGGGTCTTCATGTGTATGGTGGGAAAATAATCAGACCAGACATGACAGCTGTCTGGTGGGCTGATTACACAGCTGAAGCATAAGCTGGAAATGTTGTTGCAACATTGCTGGAATGTTTCAGCAATGTTGTGACAATGTTGTTTTGATATTAAAAAATATTTTTCAAAAATTAAAAAGGAAGAACTAACATGGCAGAAGTAAGGTTGACACCGACAGCAATTGCTGTGAATGTGGAACAGGTTGTGACACAGGGTGCTGGAACAGCAATTGTGGGTGCAAACACAAATCTGGTTGCTGTCTTGAAGAACAAGAAAATCCTGTTCTGGGTTGACAGTGATCATGCAAACACAGCAATGACAATCATTGCATCAACATGGGCAACAGAAAAAGGACATGGGAATCTTGTCTGGGCAATTGGAAATGCTGTTGCTGAAGTGCTTGTTGTTGGTGACAGTGCAAGATTTGTCAATGCAAATGGTGATCTGAATATTTCATGGCACGCTGACAGTGCTGGGTTCATTAAGGTCTTTTATTTACCGTAAAGTAAAAGCTGATTGACAGGGGTGAAAACTATTCACCCCTTCTTAAATTATTAAACTGAAAAAGGAAATTCACCATGGCAAAAAGAAAAAAGCTTGAAGAAGAAATCATTGTTCCAGAAGAAAAGCTGGAAGCTTCCACACCTGAAGAAACAACAGCACCTTCAGTCCCAGTCAGTGAATACAAAGACTTTGTCCTGATTGATTTCAGGGATGCTGTCAGATTGCAGAACATGCTGACTTTTGGAATGGGAAGAAGAATGAAGAAAATCATCAGAGCACATAAGGTCAAGCATGGTCTGGTTGACAAAACAAACATTGAACAGAATGCACCAAAGTCAAGGACACAGATTCTTCAGGAAGTCAAGGAAAGGGATTTGAAAAAAGAAATCCAGCAAACACAAGTGAAAGCTGAAGTGCTGGGGAAAAAACTTCCCAAAAAATAAAAAAGGAATTCACATGCCGATTCTGACAGTCAAACAAGCAAAAGAAATTCTTCAGCTGACAGACACTGATGAATATGATGAAACACTTTCAGTGTTGATTCCTATTGTTCAGAACCATGTCATCTTCAACATCCTTCACAAAAGCTTTTCAAGTCAAAAGGTCTGGTTGATGTCAAACACAATTTCATTCCAGAGTTCAACAAACAAAATTCTTGACAGTGCTGGGAAGTTTCTTTCAGAAGGAAGGTTCACATCTGGAATTGACATCTGGGTGACAGGTTCACTTTTCAATGATGGAATCTATTTTGTGAAAGAAGCACTTGCATCATCTTTGGAAATCAACTTTGAACACAGCATCAGGAATGACTTCATTGAAGAACCAAACACAGACAAAAAGGAAACAATCTTCATCAGACACCTGATGCTGGATTCACAGGATGATTTGAAAGTTCCCACAGCAAGACTTCTTTTCTATATGATGCAACAGGAAGGAATCAAGGGAATCAAGTCAGAATCAGTTCTGACTTATTCTGTTCAATACCTGAATGAAATTCCACCTGACATCAGGAACATGTTCAACAACATCAGAAGTGTCAGCTGGTGAAACATTTATTCAAAACAAACTTTGAAATCCTAAGAACAACCAGAACAGTTTCTGGTGGTGCAATATCCGAAACAGAAACAGTGTCATCCACAGTCAAGGGTGTCAAAGTCCCAGTTGCTGGTTTTGAATCCTTCAGGTATGGGAAGACCACAGCTGAAGTGACTGACAGACTTTATTGTGGAATTAGTGAAGACATCCTGAAGAAAGACAGAATCAGGGAAGAAGGGAAGACAGAAAAATTTGAAGTCATTGAGATCAAGGATTCTGTTCTGGGAATAAACAAACACAAAGAAGTTGAACTTAAAAAGGTTGAATGAAAATGAACAAATTTATCAAAGACCCAGATTCAATTCTTGACTATACAATTGACTGGTCTGACTGGCTGGGTTCTGACACAATTATTTCAAGCAACTGGACTGTTCCCACTGGAATCACACAGGGTTCTGTTTCAAACACAGACACAGCAACCACCATCTGGTTGTCTGGTGGTGTTGTGGGGAAGACTTATTCTGTGGTCAACAGGATTGAAACAGCTGGTGGAAGAACTGATGACAGGACAATCACCATTGTGATCAGAGAAAAATGATTTTGCACATATTCTGACAAGAATAAACTTAAACAAACAACAATCATCAAAGAAGGGAAAGAAGATGAAAAAAAACAAGAAAAAAGAAGTTGCTGTGAAACTTGCAGTGAAGGGATTCTTCAGAATTCAGATTGAAGAAGAAGGAAGAATTGTGGGTGACAGTGGATGGAATGAAAACAGGGTCACAAACACTGGGGTGGAACACTATCTGATTGACCTGATGTTGAATCAGGCTGGGTCACTTAGGGTGTCACATCTTGCATTGGGTTCTGGAAGTGCACCAGCTGAAGCTGACACATCACTTGCTGGTGAACATGAGAAAAGAAAAGTTGCATCCACTTCAAAGATTGCTTCACACACAGCACAGTTTTATGCAACCTTTGGAAGTTCTGACAACTTTGTCACAGCAACAGCAACCCTGAACAACATTGCACTGGTTGCATATAGTTCAAAGGGTTCTGGTTCAATCATGGCTGGACAAACTTACACTTCCAGTCAGGTTCAGACAAACCAGAATGTCAATGTCAGCTATCAGATCAGGTTTGCAACAACAACTTAAAAAAATAATTTCTTAAACTATCAAAGGAACAAAAATGAAATCAGTTGCTGAATCAAAAAATGGAATCCTTCTTGACCTTGGTTGTGGTGCGAACAAGCAAGGTGAAAACTGGGTGGGTCTTGACAGAAGAAAACTTCAGGGTGTTGACCATGTTCATGACTTGGAAGTTTTTCCCTATCCAATAGAATCAGATTCCTGTCTGACAATAGTTGCATCACATGTTGCTGAACATATCAGACCAACATCAATTGATGCAAGAATCATTGGACTGTTCAACTTGCTGGTTCAGAAGGGAATCATCACAGCTGAAGAAATCTTCAGGTTCTGTGGTGAAGTCAATGATGAACCAGTCTTCATCAGGTTCATGAATGAATGCTGGAGAATGCTGAAGGATGGTGGAAGGTTTGCAATAGGTGTTCCATATGGGAGAAGTGATGGAATGCTTCAAGACCCCACACACATCAACTTCATCAATGAAGCTACATGGCAGTATTTTTCACCTGAACATGGTCTGTTCTACATTTACAGACCCCTTCCATGGAAAATCATTCAGAACACTTGGATGCAAACTGGAAACATGGAAGTGCTTCTGGAAAAGGTCACAACATTCAAAGACCTGATGACAAACACAACCATTGAAGGTGTCACATTCAAAAAACACTATCAACTTCAAGAAGGAACAGTCTGATGAAAAAAGAAATAAAAATGAACAAGAAGACAAGGGAAGCACTTGTCAACAAAAACATCCAGTCAAAAGAAAAAGCAATGAACAGAATTCTGGTGGGAATCCCCAGCACTGGTCTTGTCAGAATTGAATGGGTGCTTGCAAGATATAATCAAATCATTCCCACAAACTGGTCACATGCTGAAACACTTCAGATGTATGATTCAAATTCCCCAGTGGGGTTCAGTGTTGCTGATGCAAGAAACATCATTGCAAACAAAGCTGTGGTTGAAGACTGGGAATGGCTGGTCTTCATTGATCATGATGTCAAACTTCCAGCAACATTCTTTGTCTGGATGAATGAAATCATTTTGCATGAAAAAATCCCTTGCTGGTCTGGACTATATTTCACAAAGTCAGTTCCAGCTGAACCTTTGATCTACAAAGGAAGGGGAAACGGATATTTCACAAACTTCAAACTGGGTGAAAGGGTCTGGTGTGATGGTCTTCCTATGGGTTGCACTGTCATCAATGTCAAGCTTCTGAAAGCAATGTATGAAGAAGAACCTTCTTATAATGTTCAGGGACTGACACTGAAAAAAATATTTGAAACACCGAACAATCTTTTTGTTGACCCACAGACATTGAACTGGTTTGTGTCAACTGGGACTGAAGACCTGAACTGGTGTTCAAGGGTCATCAAGAACAGGATTTTCGACAAAGCTGGTTTTCCAGAATATCAGGAAAAGCTTCATCCCTTCATGATTGACACAACTATGTTCTGTTATCATCTGGACACAAATGGAAGACACTTTCCATCAAAGGGTGAAGAAGCAAGGTTCATGAAAAAAAGGAAATAAAAATTCATGTCAATTACTTTTGGGGTTGCATCAGTCACAACAACACTGGGTGGTGCTGGAAGAACAGGCAATGGTGACCTGACCATCCCACTTCCCAGTGGATGGTCGGCTGGTCAGTTTGCAATCCTGATTGTTTTTAATGACCAAGGAACAGCATCAACACCCACAAACTGGACTTCACTTTCTGGAAGTCCCTTTGGTGGTGATGTCTGGAAACTTTATGTCTTCCACAAATTCCTTCAGACTGGTGAATCTGACCCAGTGACAACCATTGCTGGGTCGGGGACTGGTATTTCACATGTTGGTGGAATCATGACCTTCAATGGTGTTGACACAAGCAATCCTGTGGAAGTTGTTGGGACACCCACAGATGGAAGTGGGACACCCATGACAGCAGGTGCAATCACAACACTGACACCACTTGCATGGGTTCTGGGTCTTTGTGGAAGGGGTGACAATGAATCTTCTTCAAATCAATCTTTTGGTGGGTCAACAACTGATGTCACAGAAAGACTTGACAGTGGAACAAATGCTGGGGATGATTCACAAGTCAGTGCTTATTCAAAAGAAATCACTTCACCAGCTTCAACAGGTGCTGGTTCAGCCGACACTTCAGCAACAGACCCATGGACTTCTGTTCTAATTGCAATCAGGAATGCTGTTGCTGGTCTTCTGGTCAGTTCACTGACAGTTGCTGATGTTGTCACCATTCAGCTTGTTGGTGATCTTTCAATCAATGTTTCTGATGGTGTGAATATTTCTGATGTAGTCACCACCCAGCTTGAAGGTGATCTTTCAATCAATGTCAATGACATTCTCAAAATTTATGATGTCCCCACTATTGAAGCTGAAGTTGGTGATTATGCTGTTGATGTTTTTGATGCACTTAATGTTTCAGATGTCACTACAGCTGAACTGACTGGTGATCTGGGGACTTCTGTTGCTGACACAATCAATATATCTGATGCTGTTGTCATCCAGCTTGAAGGTGATCTGGTTGCTGATGTCTTTGACAGGCTGAACCTGTCTGATGTTGTCACAATACAACCTGAAGGTGATCTGGGAACTTCTGTTGCTGATGCACTGAATGTGTCTGATGTTGTCACAATCCAGCTGACAGGTGATTTGTCTGTGAATGTCAGTGACATTCTTTCAGTTGCTGACAGTCCAACTGTTCAGGTTGAAATTGAAGGGGAACTGAACATCAGTGTTCTTGATTATGTTTTCATCATTGGTTTTGATGACAGTGGTTCTGAATTGTTTGTCCCAGCTGGGTCAACTGGTTTTCAGGTTGTGGGTGGTGGTCTTTTTTATGTTCGGGACAACAACCCAGCAGGGTCTGGAACTTCTGAAGTTTTTGTCACCCTTGAAAGCATTATTGATCTTGCTGATCTGATTCAGGTTTCTGAAAGTGCTTCAGTTGAAATCACTTCATTCCCTGATTTGAACATTTCAGTTATTGAACAACTGGACATCACAGATTCACCCACTGTTCAGGTGCTGGGTGACAATGAAGCTTCTGTTGCTGATCTGTTGAATGTGTCTGATGTTGTTGTTGTTCAGCTGGAAGGTGATTTGATTTCCAATGTTTTTGACAAACTGAATGTGTCTGACATTGTTGTTGTTCAGTTAGAAGGTGATCTGGTCATTGATGTTTTTGACAAACTGAATGTGTCTGAAGACTTTCAGGGTCAATCAATTGGGGATGGTGAAGTTTCTGTTTCTTCACAGCTGACAATTGCTGATGTTGTTACAATCCAGCTGACAGGTGATCTGGAACTTTCTGTCTTTGATGTTCTGGGTGCATCTGATGTTGCTTCAGCTGATCTGTCTTCCCTTCCTGATCTGATTATTTCAGTTAGTGAACAGCTGAACACTATTGATTCACCCACAATCCAGCTGACAGGTGATCTGGAAGCTTCAGTTGCTTCTGTTCTTTCACTGATTGATTCTGTGACCATTTTGATGACTGGGGACATACAAATTGACACCCCAGACCTTTTGACCATCACAGACGTGGTTTCCTTGCTTCTGGAAGGTGATTTGACACTGTCTGTTGCTGACACAGTTGCAATTTCTGATGTTCCAACTATTTCACCAGAAGGGATTGTCAATCCATTTTCTGTTGATGACAGACTGACCCTTCAGGATGTTGTTTTTGTCCAGCTGGTGGGTGATCTTCAGCTGTCTGTGTCATCCAGCATCACAGCTGGTGATGATGCAAGCATTCAGGTTCTGGAAGCTTCAGCACTTTCAATCATTGTCAGTGACCAGCTGACAATTCAGGATGTTGTCACAACACAGCTTGAAGGTGATCTGGTCATTGATGTAAATGACAGACTGGACATTTCTGAACAGATTGAAATAAGTTCAGCACTTGAAATTTCTATTGCTGAACAGTTGACAATCATTGAAGACATCACAGTCCAGCTGGAAGGTGATCTGGTCATTGATGTGTCTGACCAGCTGACAGTTGGTGATGAAGTCCTGACAGCATTCAGTGGTGATTTTTATGTTGATGTGTTTGATGAAATTTTCATCACAGACTATCCAGCAACACCAACACCAGAAGAAAGAATTTTTTATGTCTTCAGGGAAACAGATTTCATCATCATTGGTGATGGGTGGGAAGCACACAGGGTTTTGGAAATTAAAAATGAAGGAAGGAATTTCAATGCTTAAAAAAATAATTTATGTCATTTTGCTGTCAGCTGTTTCTGTGTTTGCACAGTTCACTTCTGTTCACACAGGGGAACATGTTGATTCAAGTGTCACAGCATATGACTTTGCAATTCTTCAGCTTGAAGGTCAGACCATTGATGGTTCTGTGACAGCTGGGGAAGTTTGTGAACTTACTTCTTCAGGATGGAATGAAGCTGATGCTTCAGCTGAATCAACAGCTGATGGTGTTCTGGGAATCTATTTGGGTTCAAATCAGGTTCTTCTTTCTGGAATATACACAACAACAGGACTGACAGCTGGAAGTTTGTATTGGTTGAGTGAAACAGAAGGACAATGGACATCAACCATGCCGACAGCAACAGGGACAATTGTGAAGTTCATTGGTCAGGCAATTTCAACAACAAAGCTTGTGGTCTTTCAAAATATTTGGCTGGAAAGGGGTTCAGGTGGTGGTGAAGATACTTTGCACTACACAACAGTCCCATTGGTGATAGGGTTGCAGGACACCATTGATGCTTTACAGTCAGACATTGAAAACATCCTGAATATAGGTGATGTCAGAGTTCCCTTCATGTGGGCTTATTTACAACTGGACACCACTGGTTCAGTGGTAAGCATTGACAGTGTCAAGGATGGTGCTGTTTCAACCTTGTTCACATCAGACACCTTTGATGTCAGCACAAATGATGTTGTCTGGGTTCATGTTGATTCAGGAAAATACAAAGTCAAATATAAGTTTGAAAGTGAAACAGCAACTTGGATTGCCAACTGGCAAACAAACGCAAACTATTACAAGGGAGTTGATTCAGCTGTGGTTCAGTTTTACACAGGTGCATCCAATTCAACAGCTTATGAACAGGTGTTTTATGTCAGCAATGATGCTGACACATTCTTGGTGACCACAGTTGCTTCTGGTGGTGACACACTTGGTGCAGAACTGATCACCAATGGCGACATGGAATCCAACAGTGAATGGGTCACATATTTGGCTGGGACAAACTATCAAAGTTCAACAGCACCACATGGTGGGACATACAGCTGGTATGTCAGTGCGGTTTCAGGTGCTGGAATTTACAACAGTGCTGTCACACTGGAAAATGGTGAAACATATTATATTGATTTTTGGGTCAAGGTTGTGACAGTTGGTGGGAATGCAAAATGCAATTTCATTTCAGCTGAAATAGTCAATGAAGACTACACAGATGGAAGCTGGGTTCATGTCATTGCTTCTTTTGTTTCAGATGTGACAAGTTCATCTATTTACTTTCTGTCAAATGGTGGTGCTTATGAATTTTATATTGATGATGTTTCACTTAAAAAGAAATTAAACTGACATGAAAAATTTTTTGACAAGCTTGCTTTTTATTATTTCTGTTAATGCACAGAACGTGTGGTATGTTTCACCAAGTGGGAACAATTCAGATGGTTCAACTTGGGAAAATGCTTGGACTAATTTAGATCAGTTCACTTGGGAAACTGACATCAGTGCTGGGGACACCATTTATGTTGATGCTGGTGATTATGCTGGGGTTGAACTGGTCAGTGGGTTGAATCCACAAGAACTGAATAACGGACTAAGAATATATTTCAGCACACAGGTTGTTGTGACAAGGTCTTATGAGGCAGGGCACACAGGAACAGTCAGGTTCATAAAAGATCAGGCTGAAGAAAGAGCATTCAGAGCATATGGAATTGCAAATGTGAAGTTCAATGGTTTCACGTTTTCAAATATTGCTGATGTATATACTGACAATGGCAATTATTCAAATTGCACCATTGGATATGACAGTCTGATTGTGATGGATAGTTGCAGGTTTGTGACAATTGGAAATCCTTCAGCAGTGTTGAACGTGGGATATTCAGAGAAAGTCACAGTTCAAAATAGTATTATTGAAACCATGCCGAACACTTATGCAAGGGCTTATGACATCATCACCTTTGGAACAGGAAGGGGTGGAATAACTTTCAAGAACAACAGCATTATTCAGAGAAGTGCTTATTCTGGGACTTCTGGGACTTCCAATGGTGCTGTCACATTTACAGACACATCACTGACTGACACAAGGTTGACTGGTGGTAGTGCATTAGTCCCAAACTATCACAAGCATGGAACAATAACAGTTGGGGATTCTTCCTATTTATTTGTTGACAGCAATTCAACCAACACATTTTATGGGGTGGAATGGACTGGTGGTGGGAAACCAGCAGATGGTTCAGCATGGTATGTCAACACAGCACAGCACAGGGACTTTATTCAGTGGAGTGAGTTTTTGAACACTGACCCTGAATTCAATCTGATAGTGTTTGATAAAAATTTCATGCTGGTGTTGACCCCTGAAGCACATGCTTATAACATGTTATTTTACAGTGTCAGTGCATTTCCCCAGTATGGAAGGATGGTTTTCACAAACAACATTCTGGTGGTTGAAACAGCAGGAATCACACCCCTTGAAAATTGTGGTGGTCAATATGCAATTCAGAACTATACTGATGTGACAAATGGAACTGGAAGTGGTGTGACAACAGACAACACTTCCCTGACAGACACAGACCTTGACATGGAAACTGATGTCTTCATAGGTTGCAGGCTGACCTGTGCTGGTGAAACCCTGACTGTGACAAGCAATGACAATGACACATTTTTTGGCACAGAAGGATGGAGTGGGGAAACACCACCCAGTGGTTCACCTTGGTCACTTGCAACAATTCATGCAAATCATCTGAACTGGACTGTGATAAACAACACTTTCATCACCCCAAATGGTGGACTAAGTATTGACCCCTTTGATTCAATGATAGTTAAAAACAATTTTTTCATAGGTGGTTGTGCTACTGATCAGGCGGTGATGGGAATGGGTTACAGCAACACACACTTTGACACTTCTTTCAAAGATGTTGACTACAATCACTATTGGTTTCCAAGCTGGAACAGCAATGTCAGACAGTTCAGAATCTATGGTGGGACTTCCAGAAATTGGGGTGACTGGAAAGCTGAAGGTGTGGATGTGAATTCAGACACTGGACACATAAGTCTTGCAGATGTAAGGGATTCAGTGATTGCTTCATACATGCCGACAGAACAAATTGCAGGGACTGATGTTTCCCAGTATGGTGTCACCACTGACATCCTTGGCAATGAAAGAACTGTCTGGACTATTGGTGCACTGGAATTTCAAAGTGGAACAGGAACTGGAACATTCAAAATTTTGGGTGTGAATGTTTCAAAGGTTTTGGGGATTTCCCCTTCAAAGATTTTTGGAATTCAATGAATGCTTTTATGATTAAAAATTCAATGGTGGGATAATGTATTTCATTTTGTTTCTTTTTGTGCTTGCTTTGATTGCTGGACACAGGGAAGTTGAAATCCTTGTGAAAGCACTTCTGTGGACAATGGAAATGACATGGCTGAAGTTCTGGGAAGGTGGGAAAGGAATTTTCAGGATGTTTGATTCATTCCATTTCATGAATGGACTGTGGTGGTTTCTTGTCATCCTGTTCATCATCACTGAAGTGATCTGGTTTTATTTGTTTCAGGACTTCTTCATTGAAGTCTGGGTCTTTATTATTTCAAGGGAAATCTGGTGGGTCATTGCTTCTGTCATCCTGAATGTTGTCATCTACTGGCAGACATACATGTGGTTCAGAAATGTTTCAATGCACATCATCTTCATGAAACCGAAACACAGACAATGGAAATATATTTTTCCACTTGTTGACTTATATGACAAACTGAAAGGGAAAAAATGATGTGTGTGGTCACACAAAATGGAATCAGGATGAATGATGGTTCATTCATCCCATATGACACATCAATTGCTGACATCCATCCAAAGCACATTGATGAACTGTCAAAAAATGTTTCTTCTGTCTGGGAAAACTTTTTGATTCATAGACAAATCAAGGAAATGAAAAATGAAATTCTTCCACTTCTTCAGTCAGTTGCTACACACACCACTGGTTGTCCTATCAACAGAACAGCTGTGGAAGCAATTGTCCTTGACAAAATGAAATCAGTGGGGAAACAGGGATGGGTGAAAACACTTGACATCATCAAGAACATCACCCTGATTGCAACAGGAATTCTGGTTGTTTTAAAAATATTAGAAAGGATTTGAACATGGAAAAATTTTTCATTGAACACTTTGGTCTGGGGTGGTCACTTTTTGCAATCCCAGTTTTCTCTGGTGTTGTCATGTCTTTTGTTGTCATTGCAATTGACACACTGACCACAGATGCTTTCAAGGGAAGGTGGATGCTTCTGGGTGCATCCTTTGTTGTGGGTGCTGGTCTGGTTGTGGGTTTCCCCACTGTGTGTGCAACATTGTTTGACAAAATCATTGTGACCTTCCTGAATGTCCTTTTTGCACTGACATTCTATCACCTGAAGGGGAAGGAACTTGTTGAGTTCATCATCATCAAGGTCTTTGGGAAGGTTCAGAAGAAGGTGGAATGATGAAAACAATTTTGAAAGCTTTTTATTTGTTTGCACTGGTCTGTGCACTGATGCTTCTGTGGAACTGTTCTTCAAGTCAGCAAGTTTCAGATCAGGTGGTCATTGAAACAAGAACAGACACCATCACTGTCTATATTGCAGGAAGAACTGACACAGTCATTGCAGAACCACAGGAACTGTCTGATCTGGGTCTGGTCTGGACTGGGAACATTGTGGAAGGTGTTGACACAATTTACAGAATCAAGTTTGTTCCAAGGGACACAATCTTCATCTTTGAAAAACCAAAAGATTCACTGAATGTTGTCCACCAATATCAGGACACAACATCAATCACACAGACAACAATCATTGAAGAACCAACATTCATTGAACAGTGGTGGTGGTTGATTCTGGTTGTTCTGGTTCTGGTTCTTATCATTGTCATAAAACTAAGGTGAAAAAATGGGAGTAAATAGTTTCAGAAATTATGTGGTGAAAGTATTTCACAAACCAGTGACATTCCTTGACACTGTTCATTTCAGGGGTGGAAAACCTTACAAATATTATATTGGTTTGATGTCGCAATTATATCAAGATGCACCCACTGTCATAATATTGGAAAATACCATTGGTGAAATTGTTTGGACAAGGGTCAACACTGGGGTGTTTCGTGGAACATTGGCAGGTGCTTTTGTGGACAAAAAAACTTGGTGCTATATGAGGATGGCACATTCTTCTGTTCCTTCTGTTGTTGGTTATTCCAGCATGAAAAGATATAATGATGATTTTATTGAAGTTACATCAGGGGAGTATGACCCACCACCCACAACACTGTGGGGAAGGGATGGAATACTGTGGGAAGTTCCGTTTGAAATCAGGGTTTATCCATGATGACATTGAAACTTGAAAGACTGATTGACACTGGACATGAAACAGTGGGAATTCTATACAACAGAAATCACATTGAAGGAACAGATGAATTTCTGTGCTTCACACTTGAAGATGAAAAAAGAACACAGAAAATTTATGCTGAAACCAGAATCCCAGCTGGGACATACAAAATCAATTTAAGAACAGAAGGAAGAATGCACCTGAAATATTCAGGGATGTTTCCAAAAGTTCATGTTGGTATGTTGCACCTGACTGATGTTCCAAATTTTGAATTCATTCTGATTCACACTGGGAATGATGAAGATGACACAGCTGGGTGCATCCTTGTTGGTTCTTATCCAGTGGAATTTGAAGAAGGAAGATTCAGGATTGAAAAATCAACAAAAGCTTATGAAAAAATTTATCATCAAATTGCAAAAGAAATTTCCACAGGTGGAAATGTTTTCATCACAATCATTGACAACTGACCATGGCTGAAAGAAGGGTGATCTGGTTTGGCAAACATGTTTATAAGACCATGAAGGATGCAAATGAAAAAGCACTTCTGGTCATGGGTGCATATGGTGCTGGTGTGTGTAAACAACTTGCACCTGTTGACACTGGACTTCTGAAATCTTCCATCACCTATGCAACAGCACTGGAACTTGGAAGACCAACACAGGAAGGAAGGGTCACAGCAAAAGACAAGCACATGATTTCACAACCCTCTGAACATTACAGGCTGAAAATTGGAACAGCTGTGGACTATGCACCCCATGTTGAGTATGGAACAAAAGCACACTTCCCACCAGTGAAGTCACTTGTGGGGTGGGCGAAAAGGGTGCTGGGGAATCCCAGACTTGCTTTTGTTGTTGCAAGGGCAATCAGCAAGAAGGGAACAAAAAGACAAAGCTTCTTAAGACTTGGTGTTCTTTCACACAGGAAGGAACTGGGTCAGATATATTCCAAAGCAATGAAGGGACTATTAAAATAATGGATGAAGAAATCAGAAAAGAAATTGAAAGAATTCTTCTGGGGACATCAGGAAGGACTGATGCATGGTTGTTCTATACAAAAGCACCTTTTGATGCACCCATTCCATTCTGTGTCTTTGAAGTGATTGCATCTGAAGGAACAAAGGACACCAAAGATTCATATGTCACTTTTTTTCTTCAGTTCAGTGTCTATGACAACAGTGTCAATCCCACTGAAGCTGAAAGGTTTGCAAATGAAATTGCTTCAAGGATGGATGAATCAGAAAAACTGTTCAGACTTACAAACTGGAAGCTGATCAGTGTTGATGAAGTCAGACCAGCAAGGACAACACCTGATGAAGATTTTTTGCAGGTTTCTTTTGACATCAGGATGAAGCTTGAAAGAATAAAAATCACAATTGATGTCAGTGACACACTGAACATCAATGAATCAATTCAAACATAAAAGGAAGGAAATAAAACATGGCAAAATCAGAATTTGCAAGGGGAACACTTTACTGGGGTGGAACAACAACCAGCAATGTGAAGGGAATTGTTGACATCACCCTTGATGAAAACATTTCTGAAATTGATGTCACTGACACTGAAACAACACTGGGTGAATCAGAATTCCTTGGTGGAAGAAACACAAGGGGAATCAGTTTCAACTTGTTCAAGGATGTTGAAGATGCTGATTTGACAATGAAGACAGCAACAACATTCCAGCTGGTTGCAGAAGATGCTGGTGGAAAGAAAGCAACCTATGCTGGAACAGCACTTCTTCTGACAAAGTCAATCACAGGAACAATTGATGATGCTGTGAAAGTTGCATACACTGGAAGAATCAATGGTGCACTGGTAGAAACCAACACTTAAAAAGTAATTTCTTAAACTTAACAAAGGAACAACAAGGTGAGAAGAAAAAGTTTTTTATTCAAAATAGGTGGGAAGGAACTGGTCTTCTTTGAACGAAACAGGGAAGACCTTGACCTTCTTTCCATCACTGAAAAATACAGGGCAAAAGAATTCAGGTTTGTTCAGGAAAACACAACAGACCCAGATGACAGGGGAATGTTGCTGGTCAAAATTCTTGACAGGAAATATTCACCTGAAGAACTTTCCTTGTTTATATATAACAGCATGGAAGGAATCAGGGAAGTTCTGTGGGATTCATTCAAGCTGGGTGATCAGAAAATAAAACGTGAAGAATTCTTTCAGCTGATTGAAGGTCAGGAAAGAAACATCAGGGACATGCTGATCAAACTTGAAGACCTGAAGGACTTAAAAAAAAAGACACCAGTGTGACTGAACTGTCAACAGAATTTGCTGACGCACTGATGCTGAAAGTTTATGGTCTGTCAAGGGAAGAACTTGGAAAGCTGACACAAAGACACTTCAGTGAACTTCTGGAAAACATTGGTGGTGTGATTGTGTTTGAACAGACAGGAAAAATTGTTGACAGGAAAGCAGAAATTGAAAAAGACAGGAAGAACATCTTGTGGACAAAGAAACATAAAAAGGAAATGATTCATGGCTGAAAAACTTGCTGAACTTTATGTGGACATTGAAGGAAGACTGACAAAGCTGGAATCAGCACTTGCAACTTCTGAAAAGAAAGTCAAGACTTCAGCTGACAAGATTCAAGGAATCTATTCAAAGCTGGGAAGGAACATGGGTGCAATCTTTGGTGGTCTTGCAATTGCAGGTGCAATGAAGAAAGCTTTTGATGGTCTGGTCAGTCTGGACAAGGGCATGAGGCAGGTCAACACCATTGCAAGACTTTCAGAAAAAGACCTTGCTTCACTTACAGCACAGGTCACAGAACTGTCTTCCAGACTGGGTGTGGGGACTGGTGATCTGACTTGGTCACTATATCAGACCCTGTCAGCTGGAATCAAAGCTGGTGATGCAATGAAGTTTCTGGAAACAGCAACAAAAGCTGGGATTGCTGGAATCACATCAACTGAAAGTGCTGTCATGGCACTGACAAATGTGATCAATGCATGGGGACTGTCAACAGAAGATGCAACAGAAATCAGTGATGTGATGTTCAGGACAATTGACCTTGGTCAGACAACCTTTGAAGAACTGTCAGCATCACTTTCACAGGTGTCATCACTTGCTTCAGCTTCAGGAATTTCTTATCAGGAAATATTTGCATCCATTGCAACCCTGACAAAAATGGGTGCACCCACAGCTGAAGCATTCACCAGAATCAATTCAGCAATCTTTGCAATGAATGAAATCTTTGGTGATGGATGGTCAAAGACAATGACACTTCAGGAAGCAATGGTGAAGCTTGCAAAATCCACAAACTATTCTTCAGTGGAACTTCAGAAGCTTATGGGAAGGAAGGAAGGTGTTCTTGCTGTTCTTTCTATTGCTTCAGAGAATGGGAAGCTTGCAAGTCAAGACCTTGACAAGATCACACATTCAACTGGGATGCTGAACAAAGCTTTTGAAGAAATGGAAAAATCCTATTCTGTCATTCTTGAAAAGCTGAAAGTCACAGTTGAAAACAAGCTGGTCAACACACTGGGAAGGGCAGTTGAAAATGTTGGAAAGCTGGTTGATGCTTTCAACAACCTTCCACCATGGGTTCAGACGCTGATGAAGGTGGGTGGTGCACCCTTTGAAATGGGGAAGGGAAGTGTTGTCACAAAAACACCACAAAACCAAAAATTCACAGAACAACGTGATCTGGGAATTGTCCAGTGGGGAACTTTTAGTGAAATAGTAACAACAGCACTTCAGGAAACCACTTCTGGTCTGAAGTCATCAAGAACTGAACTTGAAGGTCTGATCAATAAGACCAAAGAAGAAGGTGATGCTGTCACCAAAATGACAGATGGTTTTGACTTAAGCAAGATGTCAATTGAAGAACTGGAAAGGAAAGCAACTGAACTTGAAACAGCAATGAAGTCAATGACACCAACTGTTGCAAAAAGTTCAGATGAATTCAAACAACTGAACCAGATCACAAAAATGCTGGACTTGAAAAAAAGTTTTGAAGATGCACAGAAGTCAGCCGAAAAGATGACAGAATACATCAAGGGAATCACTGATGGATATGAAGAAACACTGAAGAAGGTCAAAGCAATTGATGAATCAATTGCATCTTCAGCTGGGAACACACAAGCAATTCTTCTTTATGAAATTGAACGTGGGAAGGTGATGTCTGAACTGGTCAGAAGTTCTGAAGCATATCTGGAATCATTGAAGAAGATCAATGAAGAATCAGCAAAAAGGGGTGGGCTGACACAGTCAGAAATTGACAACCAAAGGGTTGAAGAAATTCCTGAAGAAACAATTGCTGAAAGAATAAAAAGGGAAGCAAAGGGTGGTGAACTTGGTATCAAGGAAGTTCCAGAAAAAGATGATGATGAAATCAGAAGGAAGACAGAAGAAGAACAGAAGGATGCTGATGAAAGACACCAGAATTCACTTGAACAAAATGCTGATGTCATGCAGATCATGCTGGGACAAGCACAGATGATTTCAGGTGCACTTTCACTTGGTGCACACACCTTTGTCAGTCAGCTTGCTTCAGCACTGTCACTTGCTGACCAAATTGCACAATCAATCCTGTCAATCATTTCAATCTTCACACCCACTGGTGGGTTTGGTGTTGGTGGACTGATTTCAACTTTGTTCGGGAAAAAAGGTGGAACTTTTCAGGGTGGAAAGAAGATTGCTTCTTTTGCTTCTGGTGGTGATTTCATTGTCCCACCATTTCACACACAGGACAATTTCCCCATGTATGTTTCCAGTGGTGAAAGGGTCAGGGTCACACCACAGAATAAAGTCAGTGAAGAAGTTCAAGCAATGAAAAACATAGGGACAAGAATTGAAGCAATGAATCAGAACCTTGTGAACATGAATTCAAAACCACAGGTGGTCAAAGTTCCACTTGTCATCAAAGGAAGACAGCTGGGTGAAGCTGTTCTTGAAATCACAAACGACATGACAAGAAACAAAATCAATGCTGGGGAATTCTGATGTCATCACCAAGGTTTGAACACAACAACAGCACAACAATCAACAACTACATCAGAAGCTGTGATGATGTTCCCCTGTTCTGTGAAAAGAACAGGGATGGAACACTGGTCATTGGTGAATTTGAAATGGAAGTCAGTCAGAACTATTCAACAACACTTTCTGTGGGTCACTTCATTGATGCTTATTCTGATTCATCATCTGGAACACCTTTCTTCATGGGTGAAATCACAGAAGTCAAACCAAGTGATGATGGTGAAGTTTATTTTGTCACAGTGAAAAGCATTCTGGTTCAGCTGACCAGATTGACCCTTTCATATAGTGAACTACACACACAACTTCAGCAAACAACAAACGCAAATGAATGGATTGCTTCAGACAATTTTTCACTTCCAAATGCACAGGTCTTGTGGATTATTAAATGCATGATGGTGGTTGCTTTTCCAACTTATCCATATTCAACTTTTCTTGTTTCAACTGAACTTGAAGAAACAATTTTGAAAAGTTTTGACTATGAAGAAACATTCAGGGAATTCAGGGTCAAGCATCTGGTTTTGGATGAAAATATGTTATATGCAATTAATCAGAACTATGCACTGAACACAACTGGGATTGATGCTGACTTGGAAAAGAAAAAACTTAGAATCACATTCTTTGATTTCATTTCTGAATTCTGTTCACATGTGAATGCAAACATCAGACTGTCAAACCAGACAAAGGGTTTCCTGATCTTGTCACTTCAGGGGACACAGTCGGTTGTTTTAGGTGATTCATACATTCTTGAAAAAAGGGTGGACAAGATTGTGGGTGAAGCTGGTGGATATTCAGCAAACTTGAAATTCAATTCCACAAGAACCACTTACAATTCATCAACACCAACAGCACTGACAGATCATGAACTGACAAGTGGTGATGTCAGGAACACCATTCCTGTCTTCAACAATACTGTTTATATGTTGAGGAAATATTTTGGGGATGCTGGTGATGTTCTGGGGACAACTTATCCAGATTATGTTTTTGATGCTGAACTTTTTCTTCAGGAAAAGATTGACAGTGTTGTTTCAGGTTTTACAAAGACAGTCATCAGGTTCAATGCAATTGCAACTGGAAATGCAATTCAGTCAAACACAAAGTCTTCCTTCATGGACATGGGAAGGGAAGAAATCATCTATACTTATGAAATAAAGGACTGACACAATGATTTTTGGGACATCTTATCCGAAACTGAAGCTGGGAACAACAATCTATGAACTGGGGAAAAGTCTGGTTGACCCTTCTTTTGCTGAACCAAACTTGATTGAACACAAAAGCATCATGAATGCTTTCAAGTCATGGAGAATCAAAGGAAGTGGTGATCATGCTTCCTTCAGAATCACAATGAATCTTTTCAAGTATGAATCACCAAGGGCAAAATTAGAAGAATTGATTGTCTTGAACCATCAATATGTGAAGTTGATGCTTCATCAGGATTCGGGTTTGTGGTTTCAGGATGTTGATGGAAGTGATGCTGACTTTTTCATTTCACTGATGCTTCCATTTTATCTTCAGGTGTCACCACCAAACTATCAAGACAGACTTTTGATTGAACTTCAAAGTCAGAAAGCACTGAACCTGACTGGTTCACTTTATGGATATTTGGTGGATGCACAGGGTGACTTTCTTGTTGATGGTTCTGGGAAAAAGCTGAAGGTCTTCAAGGGGTTTTCAGCTGGTGATCAGGCAATGGTTGAAGCTTGGAACATCAGTGTCAATGACAAAATCAATATTTCAGAAAATGTGACAACTTCATAAACTTAAAAATAAGGTGAAAAAATGAAAAAAATTCTTTTAATCTTTTTGATTGTGACAGCATCAACCATCTTTGCACAGGACTTCACAATCAGAAGCTTGACCACAAGATCAGGAATCACAGGAACAGACCTGTTCATCACTTCACAGTCAGCTGTTGATGCTTACTGGAAAATGTCAATCACTGAACTTCTGGGATTTGTTGATGACCAGACTTTCACATGGACTGGTGCTCATGTCTTCAGTGGTGCGGTTTCACTTAATGGGGTGACCACAATGGGTGCATCATCACACTTTGTTTTTGCTGGAAATGGTTCAGCACTTTATGCAAGGGAACTGACAGCATATGACCAATATCTGAAATATACTGGAACAGTAAGAACAGACACACTTGTGTCATGGAATCAGTTCTATTTGCAACCAAGGACACTTTATGCAACATCAACTTTTGCTGGGAATGTTGTGACAAATGCTTCAGCTTCATCAACATTCAATGGAACTGTCATACTTGGAAATACAACCATCACAACATCAACAATGACCTTTGGTGGTGCTGTCACTTTTGGTGGGTCTGGTTCATTAAGACTTGGAACAAACACTGGAACACTTGGTGGAAGTCTGTTCAGATATGACCTTGCAACAGACCTTCTTGCATACAGGAAAGATGATGGTGGTGGGATTGACACAATCCCTTCATATGCTTATTTGCGACAGACCTATGCTTTGAAAAATAATTCCATATTTTCTGGACTTGCAACATTCACTTCATGCACTGATCTGATTCTTCCAAATAATGCAACAGGGAACAATCAGGGAAGCATACATCAGAAGGGGAATGAAGGTTCTGGTTTTCTTGTCTTCAACTATGGAACATCAGGAACATCAAAAGACACAATGGTTTCAAAAAGGGAATTCAGGTCTGGGAATCATGATTTTTATGGTCAGGTTGATTTCAAGTCACAAGCTGTTTCACTTGTGGGTGGGTTGCAAACTATTGCACCAACAAAAAACTTCATTGTGATTTCTGGGAATGCTTCACCAGCTGTCATTCAAAACTTCACAGGTGCACAGGAAGGTTGCAGGCTGACAATTCTATGCAACCCAGCAGGGTCATATGGGTTCACCATCAATGATGATGATGTGAACATTCAGCTGAATGGTGACACAAACCTTGCAATGGGACTTGGTGATGTTGTTGAACTTATTCAGTTTGGTTCAGTCTGGTTTCAGATTGCACCAAGGTCAGACAACTAAAACAGGTCAGGTTGTTTGATTCAGCACTGAAGCTGGGGTGTCAAGACCCCAGCTTTTTGCATTTTCAAGCACCCTTGACCATTTTTTATTTAATCGGTTCATATATAGGATGAATGGTCAAATAATGTGATGAATGGTTACAAGTTCAGCTGGTTCTGGGAACTGAATTTGTTTTTTTTCGTTTCTTTTCATATGTTTGTGGAAAAAAGACAGACCAAAACCAAATGAAAGGAACTTCTTATGAAATACTTAACCCACAGACAGCTGATTCTTCCAGTCAGGAAGCTGTCATCAATACCAAAGAAACCACTTCTGAAAAGACCAGTCCTGAAGTGCACACCCATTCAGCTTCCACTGATCAGAAAAGGGGAAAGATCATGAAGACCCAGCTGATTCCAAAACTATCAGAAAGAAATGCTTGTCTGATTTCCAAAGCATTGAAGACCTGTGGGTCTGAACATGCTTATGACTACATTGTTGAAGACTTATATTTGTCTGAAGCTGAATCTGTCAGACTGTTCATTGAATGGATTGACAAGAACCATCACAAAGCTTCCCCTGAATTCAGATTTGTTGAAGAAAATTTTCCAAACTTGTATGAAAACTTTTTCCTGAAAGAATATGAAGGGAATAAAATTTCAGCAAGGTTCATTGATTGCAACATGACAATGGATGCTGTTGTTGCTTCATTAAAAACATATGCTGTTTTCTTGTTTGATGGAAAGAAGGAAGGGTGGGATGCTTACACTTATTTGAAGGACATTGAAACAAATTCACCAGCAACAGCTGGTGATGAAATCTTCAGGGAAAGATTCACTATGTCAGCTGAAGGGTCAAGACCCTTCAATGGGAAGGTCAAGATTCATGGTGTCAAGTTTGAAAGAATGATTTCCCTTTTCAGAAAAGGGAATGGACTGAAAGAAATTGTGCTTGCTGAAAGAATAAACAATCAACCAACAACCAAAGAAAGGAACTAAAAACAACCATGAAAAAATTTCATATTCTCAATCATGATTGTGCAACTGACAGAACACCACTTGAAACACTTTGTGGTGTCCAGACTGTTGAAACAATCTTTGTCCTGAAGATGAAAGACTTCATGACAGTCAGGACTGAACATCCAGAAATTTGCTGTGGGAACTGCTCACTGTCATTGCAGAAAAATTTTCCAAATGCGATCAAATTGCATGAACTAAAAACCATATCAACAAACTAAACTGAAAGGAACTTCAAAATGGAACAGACTATCAACACAAACTGGATGCTGGAACACAACAGACACTTTGCACAGGTGAACGGATTTGACCCAGCTTTAAGACCACAGGAAAACCATGAACTTCAACAGAAGAAACTTGACACAATGATTCAGGATGGTCAGAAGAAGGTTGCACCTATTCTGACAGCTTATGAAAGGGATGGAAGACTTCTTCAGGACTTTGTTGCACCAATAGGTTTTGGAAATCAAATGGGGAAGACAGTCAGATTTGTTGCAAATGGTGGTGTCAACCTTGTTCTTCCAGAATCAAAGGGTGATCTTGTTGTCCCAAAGTCAGAAGATGATCTTATCACATCAAATCATTATTCACTTCACAGCAATGCAATCACACAGCTGTCAGGGATGCTGGGAATCCATGGTGGATATGTCAGGGACTTAATGAACAGCAATGAACCTTGGAAGAATGAACTGATTGCACACACACTGAATGAATTTTCTGGACATAACAAACGTGAAAGGGTTCTTCTTAGATCAGTAATGGGTCAGGTCAGGGGTGTCCTGTCAACAAAATACAGAAGATATGACAGTGTCCAGCTTCTGGAATCATTCATCAGACAGTCACAAGCAATGGGAATGCAACTGATTGATGGTCATTATAATGACATCAAGGTTTTCCTTGAAGCTGTTCACACAAAAGTTTTTGTTGTTGACACACCAAACAATGGAAGAATGATTTTTGCTTTTGGTGTCAGGGTGAAGAATTCAGACTTTGGTGCTTCAAGATATGAAGTCCAGTGCATCATGTTTCAGGTGTGGTGCTACAACATGGCAACAACACAAAGTGTGCTTTCACAAATTCACATAGGAAAAGAACTTCCAGCTGACATCAACTTTGCTGATGACACAAGGGACTATCAGACAAAGCTTCTTGAAACCGAAACAAGGGACATCCTTGGTCATGTGATGTCACCAAATTATTTGATGGAAAGAATTGCAGAAATTCAGAAAGCTTCTTCTGTTGAAATTGATTTGAACAATGAATTTTCCAGACTGTTCAGCACTGGAAAGATGATGAAGACAGAAGTTGAAATGCTGAAGAATGTCATCACAGCATCCAGACCAGAAGATGGAATCACAGGTGGAAACACTTTGCTGAAGCTTTCACAGGGTGTTGGAAGGGTTGCACAGGATGTTGATGCTGACAGAAAAAGGGAACTGGATGAACTTGCTTTCAGTTTAATGGTCAGAAAAAACTAATTCACAACATTCAACCACAATGGACTGGGGTCAAACCCAGTCCTTTTTTTTGAAGGGACACAGATGAACAAATTCCAACAAGCAACATTTCCAGATGATGAAAAGACAAAGCTTCTGGAAAAAATTTGTCCACATGAATCTGTCTGGATGAATGACACCTATCAGGTCATCATCTATGACTGTAAAAAGACAGGGATGATTGCTGATGGCTTCCCTGACATGTGGTGGTTGTCCATCAAACGGATTGACAAACAACCCATCAGGGACTGGGTTGACTTCCAGAGAATCAAGAACATGCTGGTGGGTGCTGAACATGAAGCTGTTGAATTGTTCCCAGCTGAATCCAGACTTGTGAACACATCAAATCAACATCACCTTTTTATCTTCAAGGAAAAGGGATTGCACTTTCCTTTTGGATTCAATCAGGGAAGGGCAATTGCAAATCAAAAGGATGTTGAAGCAATTGGTGCTGTTCAAAGGAAGTTAAGATGAAAATTGAAATTGGGAAATTCTATGGTTCATCATCTAATCCACTTTGTGTTTATCTGGTGACAGCTGACAATGGTCAGACAGTCTGTGCTGATGCTTATGGACTTTTCAACACAGCATATTGGAACAGGGGTCAGAAGATCACTGACTTCAATCACATTGAAAAAAAACTTCTGAAGGAACTGACAAATGAACAAAATAAAACTATATCCAGATGGATTCAGCAAGATTGAATTCTTCAACTTATCTGATGGAACTGAACTTGTCACATATTTTGGTGGTGCTGAACTTCAGCATTTCCTTGATGAATTCCACACCACTGAACAGAAATGGTCACCTGAAGCATTCTGTGACTTCCTGAATGCAAAATATGACCCCACCATGGTGATCAGGATTCTTCCAAACAAAAGACCAGCTGGTTCAAGTGGGAAGGGTGGTTGACATTGTCAACCACTTTTGTCATTTTATGTTCACACTTATTCAAAACTATCTGAAAGGGTTCAAAGATGATTCAATTCAATTTTCCTTTGTTTGAACAGAAGGAAAGAATTTCAAGATCAATGCTTGCTGAAAAGACTGGTCTTCCAAAGTCAACTGTTGTTGCTTTCTGGGAACGTGGTTCACTGAAACCAGAAACACTTCAGCTGATTGAAAAAAAAACGAAAAAGAAGCTGGATGAATTCATTGTCCCAGCTGTCAGAACACAAGTGATCTTCAAGACACACAAGATCAGAACACATGAAACCAAACCAACAAAAAAAGGAATACACAATGAAAGAAGAAAAAACAAAACTTCAAAAGCTTCCAGATGAACTTGTCCCCGAACAGATCAGGGTCAAGGTTCTGGAATTTTATGCAAATATCAACACAGCTGTTCAGCAATCTTCAGCTGTGGTTGTCACCACAGATGCTTCACTGGAACAGGCTGGGTTCTTCCTGACCAAGTTCAGACAGCTGACAAAAGCATCAGAAGAAATCAGGAAGGAACTGGTCACACCACTGAATATGAAGGTGAAAGCTGTCAATGAATTCTTCAAGGACATTGTCAGCAGATATTCAGCAGAAGAAAAAAGACTTGAAGATGAATGCAACCTTCACCTGAAAAAGAAAAGACAGCTGGAAGAAGAAATCAAAGCACAGGAACAGAAGGAACTGGAAGATCAGATTCTGAATGAAGCTGAAATGTTCAATGATGTTTCTGTCATTGATGAAATCCCACAGGTTGAATTCAAAAAGGAAAAGGTTTCTGAAACATCAGAATTCCTTCAGACACAAAGGGTCAAGAAGTGGAAGCTTGCTGACATTGACAAAGTCCCCAGACAGTTCATGATTGTCAATGAAGCACTGATTGATGAAATCAGAAAGAAGTCTGACTTTGAAGACAAGTCACACATTGATGGAATTGAGTTCTATTTTGATGAAGTCATCAAGACCAAGGGGACAAACCAGAAGAAGGTGAACTGACCATGGCACGATTACACTTTGTAAAAAAAGCAAGAAAAAACTATAAAGAACATGGAATCAAAAATGAATATATGGAAGAAAGAAGGGAAGAAATTGAAGGGGAAGTCACCAGTGCACTTGAAGGACTTGAAATATGACTGAAGAAACAATCAAAGAATATTTTGACAGCTTCCTTTCCCACACATCATGTGCAAAGGACAAGGAACTGTCATGGTTTGATGACAACTTCATTCTTCTGAAGCACATTGAGCACACAGCACATGTTTCCAGATTTTTCCCACCACAGACTGGTGTTCATGGCACATATTATTTCCTTGTGAATGTTGGTGTGTGCACAGCATCTGTTGTGAAGTATGGTGACCTATATCAAAGACTTGAAGGTGTTCATGTCTTCCCCTTCAGACTTGTTGCTGAACACAGAAGAAAAATCCAGAAGCTGACAGGAAGTGAACTTCCTGAAAAGCTTCCCAGCTGGAATTTGTTCAATGATGATTCACCAGACTGGGGTCAGGTCAGGGTCAGACTTTATGAACTGGAATTGAAAAGGGTCATTGACAGTGACCAGAAAAAAACAGAAATTAAAACAACCAATTAAAAACCAAAAACAGAAAGGAACATCTTATGAAATTCACACCAGACCAGATTCAGCTTCTGGTTGCAAACAAAATCATCCCAAAGAACACACCTTCAGCACAGGTTGAATTCTTTTTGGAAGTCTGTGGAAGAAAAAGACTTGACCCATTCCAGAAACAAATTCACATGGTTGAAAGGAATGAAAAGAACAATGATGGTTCATATTCAAAGTCCTATACTATTCAAGCAAGCATTGATGGCATGCGTGCAATTGCACAAAGGAATGTGAAGGTTCTGAAATATGAACGTGGTGTCATCACCAAAAACAACTATGACATCACAGCAATGAAAGAGAAGTTGAAGCTTTATGGTTTTTGCAGGGTCATCACAGCTGACAGGGGTGAATATTATGATGAACTTTGCTTTGATGAATATGTTCAAAGGACAAAGCAGGGTGAAAAGAATCACTTCTGGAAACAGTTTCCTGAAACAATGATCAAGAAGTGTGCTGAAGAATCTGTTTTAAGAATGGTTGCACCTGAAGACCTGTCTGAAATATATGGTGATGATGAAATGGGTGATGAACCTGTCATCAGTGCTGTTGAAACAACTGCAACCATTGTGGTCAGTGAAATCAAAGCACCTGTTGCTGAACCAAAACAAATCCAGACACAGGTTCAGGTGCTTCCAGATCAGAACAAAGAAGCACAGAAAATGTTCACACCTGAATCTTCAATGGAAGTCCTTCAGGAAGCAAACAAATCAGATGGAACAATCAAGATTCCCATGGTCACAGCACCTGTTGTTGAAATCAATGGGAAGCAAGTTCATTCAGGTGCATCTGTCAGCATTGACCCACCATTGAAACCAAAGGGTGGAAGTGGTGTTCTGGACAAAACAAAAAATGAAAACAAATATGTCCCTGAAGATGTTTTCAAAATTGATTTCAGAAAATGCAAGACCTTCAAACAATATCTTGAACTATGGAACAGACTGTCACCAAACCAAAGACAGAACAAGGAATGGGAATTCCTGAAGAAGATGATTCAGGTTGCTGGGACTGTTGATGAACTTGCAAAGCTTCAGCTGGGATGTTCACATGAACTGAAAGTCAAATATGCTGATGACTTTGCTGGAAGAAGAAACTTTCTTGAAGGAAAGGTTCAGGAAAATATGTTTGAACAGCAAGCTGAACAGAAACTGATGGAAGAAATTGACCAGCTGAAGACAAAGAAACAGCTGAAGGAGTTTGCAAAGAAGAACCTGAAAGAAATCCAGAAGCTTGAACCATCTTCATACAAAAGGGTTTCTGAAAGACTTGAAAATTTGGAACAGAAGCTTGTTGACTATTAAAAAAATAAAGTGAAATTTTGGTGGGGTGCTTTCCTGTTCAACTTAGTGGTTCTTGAACAGGTCAGAAGTTCCAAAGCACCCCAGTTTTTAACAACCTAAAAAGGAACAACCTATGAAAACAAAAATCAAACCCTTCCATCTGAAGCTGGGGTCACCATGAAACAGAAAGACCCAGCTTTCCTTTTTTACTTTCAAGACTTTCTTCTGGGAACATCTTTCCTGACTGATGCTGAAGTGGGTGCATATATCAGACTATTGTGTCATCAGGCTGACAAAGGACATATCACCAGTCATATGATTAAGACAATTGGTGGACAACACTGGGAATCCTTCAAAGACAAGTTTGTTGAAATTCCAGATGAAGGTGTGTTCATTAATCCCAGACTTCAGGAAGAAATGAGAAAACGGAAGGAATATGCTGAATCAAGAAGAAAGAACAGAATGGGTGTCAAAGATATGACAAGACATATGAATGAACATATGTCAATACATATGACTGGTCATATGGAAAATGAAAATGAAAATGGAAATCTTTTCTTAAAGGAAGGGGTGCAGGGGAAGGAAAGATCAGTGTCCAGTGCAAACATTCCCAGCATTGAAGAAGTGGTGGAATATTTCAAAAGCTGTGGGTTCACAGAAGAAGATGGAAAGAACTTCTGGTCACACTTTGAATCCATAGGCTGGGAAGACAGACAGGGAAGAAGAATCACAAACTGGAATGCAAGGGTCATCCTGTGGATGAATCAGGGGAAGCAATTCAGACCAAAGGAAGAAAGGAAAATACTTGCTTCAGCTGACTTCACTGAAAAGAAAAACAGAGAACTGAAAAAACAATTCAATGAAAATGCTGAAAGAATCAAACGTGAAGGAAAGTTCACTTCATTCAAAGACTTTATTGAAGAACCGAAACAGAAAGGAACAAAAAAATGACAAACCTGATGGAAATGACAGTGGATGAAATCTTCCAAACACTGGACAAAGAAAAAAAGATGGAAGTGCTGAAGCAACATCTTCTGACAAGTGCTTCACAGCTGAAACCCATTGTGTCTGATAAACTTGAAAGTTTTTTTGGAATCAGCAAGGTTGAACTGATGGATTTGGTCAGGTCATTAAGAAGAAAGGGAACACCAGTTGTTGCAACTTCTTCTGGTTATTACATAGGGAATAAAATTCAGGATGTGAAAATCATCAAGGATGACATGGTCAAAAGAATCAAGTCAATGGTCAGAACGGTCAATGAAATGTGTCAGCACTATGAATATTCTTTTGATGTTGTTTTCTTCTTTGAAAGGAAGAAGAAGGAAACAAATCCAAACCAGATCAGTCTTCTGGAAGAAATTGCTGAAAGGGAGAAAGATGAATCCAGATTATTTTGCACCTGAAATTGTCAGGGGACTTGCAACACCCATTGTTGTTGTTTTTGTTTTTGCTTTTGGAATGCTGGGGTGGACAATTGCACTTCAGCTGTCAAAGGAAGTGACAACTTTAAGAATCAAACTGGGGAAGGAAGACCCAGAAAGGAAAATCCAATGGTCAAAAAAACTTGTGAGTGTGGTCAGGAATTTGTCTTTCTCAAAAACTTTCAGACTGGGAAGACAATTCCTGTCAACCTTGAAACAATCACTGAAGAAGAAAAGAAAGGACTTGAAGCTGGTCTTCAGGTGGGTTTCAATGGGAAGCATCACATCAATCATTTTGCAGATTGTCCGAACAGGGACAAGTTCAGAAAGGGGTGAATGATGTTTGAAAAGAAAAAAGAAATCAAGACAGACCTTGAACTTGAAGATGATGTTTCTGATTTCTGGAAACAGCACAGGAATGAACAACAGGAAAGAAGAATGAAAAGACTTCCCAGAAGGGTGTCCATCATTTATGACCTTCAGAAGTTTGGTTTCAAAATTCAGAAGCTGACTGAATTCCAGTTCAGAATCACAAAGGATGGTTCAGACTTTGCTTTTGACATTTATCCAATTCATATGCTTTACCACAACACCACAACTGGAAGAAGGGGTGAAATCAGGGGTGAAGTCAGACTGATTCCTTTTGTCAGAAATTGCTTCAGCAATCACAGGAAGGAAAGGATGACAGATGTCAAGAAAAAACTTCAGTGAAGAAAAAAGAAAAATGTTCAGACTGAAAGAAAGGATGGAAGAATTCAGGGACAAACTTGAAGCTGAAGGGTGCATCATCATCAGGTCTGGATATATTTCACAAAGCACTTACAGAAATTATGGTTTCAAATATGGAATTGTGTTCAGAGAAAAACTAAAACAAAAAGGAACAAAAAAATGAAAATGAAATTGTGTTTTGCTGATCTGGAAACAACTGGGGTTGACCCAAAGGTGAATGCAATCATTCAGATCAGTGGAAAGATTGTCTTCCTTGAAGAAGGGACGCCTGTTGAAAAAGAGAAATTCAACTTTCTGGTCAGACCATTCATGAAAAAGGTGATTGAACCTGAAGCACTGAAGGTCAACAACAGATCAGAAGAAGAAATCATGAAGTTCCCAGCACCTTCTGTTGCTTTCTCAAAGCTGAAGGAAATATTCAATGCACATTGTGAACAATACAACAAACAAGACAAGATGTTTTTTGTTGGTTACAATTCAAGATTTGACTATGACTTCTTAAGAAGGTTCTGGGAAGACTTCAATGACAATTATTTCGGTTCATATTTCTGGACACCACCAGTGGATGTGATGAACATGGCAATTGTCCAGCTGATGAAAGAAAGACAATCACTTCCAAACTTCAAGCTGGGGACTGTTGCTGATCACCTGAAGATCACAGCTGATGGTCAGCTTCATGATGCAATGACAGACATCAACCTGACAGAAAAAATTTTCTTTCATTTATATTTAGGGTTGAGGAACAATCTTGAACGTGGTGTCATATGAAAACACTGAACATTGATTTGAGATTTTTACCAAAGGATGTGATGATGGTTGATGAAGTTGACCAGCTTTATTCAGCTGAACTGAAAAGGGTCAATGGTGGAAAAGCTTTTGAAAGGTTTCTTCACAAATGGTCTTATTGGCTGGATGAATCTTCCCTGAAGCTGAAAGATTCAGACTGGGATGCATGGGTCAATCATTGTCTGTTCAAGATCAGGATTGAAAATGACCCCAAAGAAGTCAGGAAGCTGATGCACAGAAAGGACTTTCAGATTGCTTCAGCACTTGCAATCCCAGAAAAGATTCTTCTGGTCAGCATCAAAGCACAACAGCTGAAAGTTCCATGGGGACTTTGTTATCACAGAATGCATGAAGCAAAAGCAATCAAATATTAATCAGAAAGGAAAAATAAATGATAAAAATTTTCATCAGATTTGTCCCAGCAAGTTTTGTTTATTTGGCTGGGTTTGAACTTCTAAGACATGCAACCATGGGGAAATATTCTTCACAGGAAGTCCCAGCACTGAAGATGGTGGATGCACTTGACAGGTGGTATGAAGACAGGTTGAAAAAGAAGAAAGAAGATTCCAACTTCTGGAACTGGGTTTTGTTTGGGGTCATGGTTGTCATTGTCATTTCACTGGTGATGACTGGACTTCAAAGATGGGGTGTCATATGAAAGCATCAGGACAAAAACTGACCAGACACAAAAGACTTCACAGAA